AAGATTAGATACAACACGATCCTCTTCACGATCACCAGTCTCAAAAAGTCTCAGCATTCGCCCAGAGAAACTAGGCGTCCACGCATGTCTAAATTGATACCACAAAGCGCGGCTACACTTATTACCAATCTGTGATCCGCCAAGGTGAGGTCTGTGTTCATTTTTTCGTTTGACCTCATACTTTTCAAAAATGAGCCGCACAGTTTCTGGTATCATGTATCTTTCTAAATTCATCTTACTCTCCATCTACTCATAAAATGGGGCGAAAAAATACGCCCCATCCTTCAGTAGATTATTTTTTCCACGGTGGTGTTGCGGCAGTAGCTGTCTCAGTAGCTATTGATGTTGGAGATCGCGTATTACCAGTAGCTTCATATCCTTTTACATTGTTTGATGCCTCGTAGCCATTTGATGCAGGGGATACAGCCACTTTGACCATCAGTGGCTTGTCGAGCAACTCAATACTATCCTTTGGGTTGTTCACACCAACGGCACGACAGATTGATGACAGACTGCGCTGTGCAATTTCTACTGCTGTCGAATTTGGGTTTTTTAAGTTTAGACGATCCCAAACTTTCCGACCCTTAAATGCGCCACTGACAATCTCAATTGTTAATTCTAGGTATGAGCCTGTGCCAGCTTTAGTTGTTTTCTCTTCTCTACTAACAATTACTGCTTCGTACCAATCCGCTGGCAGGGGATTGCTTGACTGTGTTGGCTCATGGTCGAGCGCGTTAAATCCGTTTAAGTCCATTTGAGTTCTCCTACTCTGTTAAATATTTAGAAAATGGGTTGCCGCCTTCAAGTGTAAATGGCAGTGGTTCAGTAATGTTGAACCGATTTTTAGTGACGCTTGACGCCTGTGGGAAGCACAGGATCTCACGTTCACCTGTAGAAATGGCTCGTATTTTATCGCCATCTCCGCGCGTAAATGTCTTCAGTCGGATTAGCCCCACCAAATCGACGTTGTCAGTATAATGAGGTAAAGACTTCTTGTGCAAGCGAACCGTGTATCTTTGGAACGCATCCATATCTGGCAAGTCCAAAGTCTCAGTGTCGGCGTGACCAATGAAGACCACATTCATTCCAGTTTCATAGGCAAGAGATCCTGCCCATTCTCTGATTTGGCGGTGCTTCTCTGATGCCGCACCATACCCAGCTCCATATCCACCACCAGCTTGGTTGATAGACTTTGATTTTGGGTCAGCCGCTACAATTTCGCTCTCGATAAGAGTAGCCAACTGAGTTATCGAATCTAAAACCAATGTCTTAAACTCGTGCTTCTCTGTAGCCAGAACCTCAATTGCACTTAAAACGTCAGTAGATGATGTAGCCAATGGGAACAAACTTACGTTGTCATTGCCTGTAAGTGACGCTGTGCCATCCTCAGTACGAATAAAGACTGGCTTTGGGAACATAGCGGCTAGGGTTGTCTTTCCGAGACCGCCCTCCCCAAATAAGGTAGCTATGATAGGACGCTGACCTGATGGCTTAGATAGTGATTTTAAGTTTATAGACATTACCAATCCCCCCTAAAGACAGAGGCAAATACCTCGTCTAATATTTTATTTATTTCTTCCATTATTTATTTCCTTTCTTTGGGCGTCCTCTGCCGCGTTTTTTACTTTTTTCAATTTCGTCAAAATGTTTTTTCGATTTCAACTCTTCTTTTACTCTCAAGTCAGATAAGTAATAATCTGCAAGCACAACTTTATGATGTTTGATCAAACTTTTTATATTTTCATCAGTCACTTCATCAAGTGGTTTTCCTCCAAACCCCATGTGCTTCACGTTATCTGAAATTTTCTGTAATTGATTTATTACTACATCAAGCCGCACGTATGGTGATTCCATTACAGAGCCTCCACTTTTATTCCAACCTTGCCAGCTTTTGATGTAAACGCCTTGGCAACTCTTGCCCAAAGACGCGGTTCTTTTTCAGCTAAGTATCTGCATCCAGAAGCGTCAGCACTTACACTAACTTTTACTGGGTGCATGTTTTCTGGAATTTTATCTTTAATTTTATCCCACGCGATTGGATCAACCTTACGAGACACAGGCTGTGTCAATGTAATTTTGTAATCTTGTAATGTGTGAGTAATTGAGCCTTCATCTTTAGCATCTAGTGCCGAGTTGATTTGCTCTTCTATCGCGTGACGCTGTGCGATAATTTCTTTTTCTTGCGCCTTTACCAACAGCCAATCAGCCGCTAATCCGTCAATATTGCTCATGGCAATCTCCTTTTTTTTTCTCTCTACAAAAACTTGTTTACAGGAAGATTTACAGTCTGTAAAGATATATTTACACATAATGCAAAAAAGGAACAAAATTATGCAAACACTACTACCACTAAACGATATACGTCAGGCGTTGCAGGATCGACGCTTAACGGTAGTCGCAGAGAAGTGTGGCCTCTCACATCCAACAGTAAAAGGAATCGCATCAGGGGATGGGGTTGATCACATTTCTTTAACCACTTGGAAGAAACTTAGCCAATACTTGAGCGAAGAAAAATGAATTTTGAACTAGAAGACTACTGCTCAAAGTTAGGATGGTATCTAGTCACAATACCTGCTGGCTCTAAAGGGCCAACGAGATTTGGTTGGCAACAACCAGAGAAGGCATTGTCAGATCCAGATGCGGCGCGTCAGTATTATGAGCAGAACCCGACCCACAATGTTGGTCTACTACATGGTGCGTCAGGAACATGCGCGGTGGACATAGACCATTTGGAAAATACCAAACGAATCTTCGAGGAGCTGGGCATAGATTTCTCTGAGCTGATGCAGTCAGCACCACAAATTATTGGGCGTGAAAATCGTGGCAAGCTTATATTCAAGGCTCCACCTGATTTAATCACACACAAGATATCGTGGCCTGTCGAGGGAGACCCACGCAAGACCGAAGTTGTATTTGAATTACGCGCAGGCTCAGTCCAAGATGTGTTGCCGCCAAGTATTCACCCAGATACAGGTAGGCCATACGAATGGGCAGGCCGCTCGATCTTCGATGGATTGCCAGAGCTACCGCCACAGCTCCTGACATTGTGGAGAGACTGGGATAAGTTTCGTCCACAGCTACAAGACATCTGCCCTTGGAAGAAGAAGGCAGAGTTCCAGCCAACACGAAAGCCACGCCCAAAAGGCAACAACACATCCGTGATCGATCAGTTCAATGACGCGCACGATATGCACACCCTGCTGGTTCAGTATGGATACAAGCCAACGTCTAGGGATCGATACCTATCTCCCAACTCTACGTCAGGCTTGGCAGGTGTAAAGTTATTTGAGGATGGCAGAGCTTACAGCCACCACGCCTCCGATCCGTTTGATAATGCACATACCTTTGATGCATTTGAATTGTGGCTACAGTTTGAACATATGGGAAACGTACAGAAGGCGGTCAAGGAAGCCGCCCAGATTTTGAATGTAACCCAAGACCCAGACCACGAATATGATCGTGAGGCAATCGAGCATGGCGCACGAGTCGCCGCAAATATTATGACTACCCCGAAAATAGGCGGCCATTTTCAGGATAGTCCGACTGGCAATATCCCAGAGCATTTATCAAGTGTCCCCGGTATTCTTCAGGATGTGGTTAATTACTACACTGTATCTGCAATCAAACCCCAACCTCAGTTCGCAGTTCAGTGCGCCCTAGCATTTGGATCGGTAGCGATGGGACGCCGCTGGGTTACAGACCAGCGCAACTTCTCCAGCCTCTACTTCCTAAATATTGGTGAGACAGGATCTGGAAAGGAACACACGAAGACTGTCATCGAGGAATTACTAGAGCAGTCTGGATTGGATGATCTAATTGGCCCAGCAGGTTACACGTCAAGTGCAGGTGTTTTGTCTACACTAACTAAAAAGCCAACGCATGTATCTGTAATTGATGAACTTGGGCGACAATTAAAGGCGGCATCTGCAAAAGGGATGCAACATAAAGCTGACGCAATAACTGCGATTATGGAATGTTTTGGACGCCAAGATGGTACACTAAGACAGCAGGGATACGCCACCAACACCATGAAATCAGCAGACGCAGATAAATTAGAAAAAGTTATAAAGCGCCCATCTCTCACATTGGTTGGCATGTCAACGCCATCAGAGTTCATGCAAGCTATTGGTGGCGGTGATGTTGCATCTGGATTGCTCAATCGTTTTATAATTGTGAAGTCTGAAATTGGTGTGCAGATGTCCCAGAAGAAACGTAGGTCAACAATATCTGATCGGCTATCAGCTTGGGCAAAGGATCACGCCAATGCAAATGACGGTGACTTAGATACAGGCAACAGCCACGACATGCCGCCACATCCAATCGAAGTTGCATTTAGTCAGGAAGCTGAAGATCTTTTGCGCAATTACGAGGAGCGTCTAGTAGCCGCAATAAAAAAGGAAACAGGCACAGGTCTGGAAGCTATGTATAATCGTAGCCGCGAAATAGCCATGCGTTTGTCTCTGATCATTGCTCGCTCAATGGGTCAGGATGAAATAAGTGCAGATGCAATGCAGTGGTCAATAGAATATGTGGATTACTATGCACTACAAACTATCGAAATGTTTAGGGCAAACATGGCTGAAGGCCCATTTGAGGCGGCATGTAAGGCAGTATACGCTCGCATTGAAAAGGCTGGATTGATTGGATTAACTGAGCGTGAATTATCTAGAAGCGTATCTGCATTCGCTAATATGGATCGCCGCAAACGTGCAGACATTCTTGATGCACTACAGACTGACCGTGGCATTGAGTGTAGGAATCAAAACGAAGGTGCAAAAGGGCGTCCACGCTTCGCTTACTTCTCACCACCAATAAACTAGGAAAAACAAAATGGCTAAATGGGTAATGAACAAAATAAAAACACGCGCTGATATATTAGATACCGCCAAGAAATTGGTAACAAAAGATCGTGCCTCTGATCATGGTGACATGGAAAGCAACTTTAAGATGATTGCAGATCTATGGTCTACATATACTGGAGCAGATATTAAGCCACACGATGTGGCAGTAATGATGAATTTATTAAAGGTAGCACGCATAAAATCTAATCCAGATCACGACGACAACTGGATAGATTCGTGTGGATATATGGCATGTGGCGGAGAGATTTCAAAAGAATCCGATAAAATGCCGATGATAGAAAAGACAACTGGTAAATTTGTATCGTGACCTTCTGGCATGTATTAATTATCTCTTACGCAATTATTCCTGATAGTGGTGTATTTACTACAAAGGAATACATGTACAAAGATTACCAAACTTGCATAAAAGTAAGCGATAGAATTTATCCTTTAATATACAAAGATTATCCTGATAGTATGGCTACCTGCGTTAAAACAAGTGTTATTTCCAACGCGCCAATGCCTAAGTTAAGGCCAAAAAATTTAGGAAAGTAGTCGTGCAAGGCGGCGGTAAAATTCGTATTAATGTTAGCGCATTTGGTAGCGAGTTTACCTGAGTGCCAATTGATCACGTTAGTTTGCCCGTAACGATTGATTTTGGAAACCGCCTTACCTTATTATCATAAACTAACTGAGGGTATCGTCAAACAAAAAAAGACCCACCGTTGCAGTGCGAAGCCTAGCCAAGTGGGTCAGTATGATGAGGTTTTTATTACAGGTGAAATAAAACCTACGAGCAATATTGTATATATATCACAGCGCCAACATGATTACAACAACCATCAATAGTGTAGTCACCATAAGGACGCCTGTTAGAATTTCGTTACCACCACTAAGGCTTATATTTTCTGGTTCCTCGTTGTGTATATCGACGTGGCCTCTTAGGTTAATTGACACCCAATATCCACTCTCAATAGGTATCTCACCGCGCTGGGTGTAAACCCACAGGGCATTGCTACCTTTGCGCTTGCCAGTGTTTTCTTGAACCCAATCTGGGAAGTCTCCATTAAATCCATTAAACTTCCAGCTTTTAATAATCATTATGTATTTTCTCCTAATCTTCTTTAAAAATTTGATTTGCCATTTCCAATGTGATTTCAATAGTCGAAACTTTAAAGTCACAATACAAACAAGACCTTCTACGCCTCACTGTAGCAAAGCCATACAGAATGTGTTCGCGGCTGTCTGGTATCTTTGTTTTTTTCTTGCAGTTAGGACAATTACTTATAGATATTTGTTGCATCACATCACCATCCAAACCAACGCTTAAACCAACTACGCTTTGGCTCTGTGGCAATGTAGGCACGCGCACGTTCTTCAACAGTGGCAATAATCTCATCACGTCCGTCAGGCTCTCCAAACTCAACAGCAATATCTTCTATAGATACCTTTTGACTAACAATACCGTAAGGTATCTCGTTTTGGTATATGCGATTAACTACAGATGAGGGCGTGCGATTTAATGTTTTGGCGATTTCCTTAGTTGGTACTTTAGCTTCGCGCATCAAAACAAGCTCGGCATCGTCCGCCATACTCCAATGTTTATATGTTCTATCAGTCATAATGTATTCCTTTTTGAATAGTGGGGAGCCGAAGCCCCCCTGTTTAATATTATATACGCTCTATATCGTGGGTTAATGGTAGATCGCTTCCATCATAAAAATCATCATCTGGATCTAAATCAAAGAAGCCTGTTGCAATTTCTTCCTTTATATACTTAACAGCCGCAACAATTGATTTATCGCCAAAGCCTACGCAATATAATCCAGAAGCCATAAACCCCTTACCTTTTGGAGCGTAGAACACGATACTCCACCAGTTTCCAATTTTAACCTCTGGATGTATGTAACCATTAAATGCATCCATTATTACGCCATGAGCATCACAAATTTCTTTTAGTTTATCTAAAGTTTTCATTATACTGTCTCCTCTAATGCTTCAGCAATTTGATCTACAGTTAATATCTCAGTTCCCTCAGACAATTTAGAAATTTTAGTTAAAAGATATTGAATGTTGTTATTAGCCATTTCAGCTTTCTTAGCTTCAGCAAATATTTCTTTGTGAAGGTCAGCTATTTTATCAGCCAAAGTTGGTGGGTTATCTGCAATAGCTTGCATTCTTCTGCCAACAGCAGATCGTTGATCAAATTTGCCATTTTTAGTTGTGTTTAACATTTTATAATTCCTTTTGTTTCTCTCTATATATACTGTATATAGTGTATGAATGATAATTGCAATACCTTTAGCAAATAAATATTACAGTATGTGCAAATTAATTTTAAATCGATCAAGAACGGATCAAGAAATATTTCATGCTAACGGCGTTAACGTGATTTTTATTTATGGCAGTATTTATGGCAGTATTTTTGGCATACTATTTTTAGGTATTTTTACCAATAAAATAAGGGCGAAACCGATTTTTGGCATTTTTGGCATATATGGCATGTACCCACTAATACACCCCCCCCCCTATTTTTACCCCCCCATACCTATACCTGTGGGGGAGAGGGGAGGGGTATGACAGTATGACAATAATAATAATAATATATATATATATATAATATACCTATAAGAATAAGGAGTATCAGTAAGATCATTTATGGCAGATTTGGTATATGCCAATAATATGACATAAATGCCATTAATCAAAAATCTACTGCTATTGATGGCGTAGGGGTTATAGTCTATGATTCCCTCCATACAGCTCACCACTGCAAGAAAGGTTGCATCAAATGGCAGACGCCAAAATTAAAAATCTAGTCGGTAGACCGAAGTTCGAGATCACCGATGAGGTTTTAGATAAAGTTCAAAATCTTATGACCAAGGGATTAACGAAAGAACAGGCGGCTGGAATGCTAGGCGTTTCACTTTCAACTTTCATGCTTCATCAGTCGCAAAATTCGGAATTTTCGGATGCTATTAAAAGAGGGCAGGCTCAAGGAATTGACGCCGTGACTAACGCTCTCTTTGAAAATGCCACTGTGGATCGCAACGTGCCGTCCATGATATTCTTCTTAAAGAACCGAGCAGGTTGGGTAGATAAGACAGAAACAAAAATTCATGAGGATAGAACTTTAACCCTCGACTTAACAAGGATTGGCACAGATGAACTCACAGCAATTGAACACGCTTTTATCAAATCTAACGCTGGAACAGGTCAGAGCCGAGAAATACCGCAGATCATTGAGGGAGTTTACGAAGGCGTCATGGGGGACGATTGAGCCGGGGGTTGAATTTAAAAACAACTGGCACATCGACGCAATATCTGATCACCTTCAAGCTGTAGTCGAGGGCGACATCAAACGCCTGATCATTAACGTACCGCCTCGCCATATGAAATCTATTAGCGTGGCTGTCGCTCTGCCAGCTTGGACGTGGGCGCACCAGCCACACAAAAAATTCTTATATGCATCCTATGCATCTAGTTTGTCGATCAGGGACAGCACCAAGTGCAGAAGGTTAATCGACAGTCCGTGGTATCAGGCGCACTTCGGCGATAAGTTTAATCTGACCGACGATCAAAACCAAAAGCAGAGATTTGAGAACGACAAGACAGGCTATCGAATCGCAACGTCAGTTGGTGGTGCGTTAACTGGTGATGGTGGTGACATAATTTGTATCGACGACCCACATAACTCTATTGAAGCAGACAGCTCTAAAGTGCGTGAGGGTGTGTTAGACTGGTGGGATCAGGCCATGCAGACACGGCTCAACGATCCTAAGACTGGTGCGTTTATAATTATTATGCAAAGATTACACGAGCAGGATCTCACAGGCCACGTCTTGGCAAATCAACTTGGTGATGAGTGGGATCACCTAATGTTGCCTGCTCGGTACGAAGTAGGCGCTCCGAATCCGATGAAGTCGTCACTTGGGTTTACAGATCCACGCACCAAGGAAGGTGAGTTGCTGTGGCCTGATCGTATTGACGAGAAAACTTTATCAAACCTTGAGCGCAGTCTTGGATCATATGCCGCCGCTGGTCAATTACAGCAACGTCCATCTCCAAAGGGTGGCGGAATACTTAAAGCATCGTGGTGGGTTCCGTGGGATGGTGACCTCCCAGAAGTCGAATATGTTTTACAGTCATGGGATACAGCGTTCGAGGCCAAGGAAAGCTCTAGCTTTAGTGCTAGGACAACTTGGGGAGTGTTTCGTCACAAGGGCGCAATGTGCGCCATCGTTCTAGAATGTTGGTACGACAAGGTCAGCTACCCAGATTTACGAAAAATTGCACAGCAATCATATGACGATTGGGAGCCAGACGCTGTGTTGATCGAGAAGAAGGCGTCAGGTCAATCTTTACTACAAGATTTGCGTATGGCTGGTGTGCCTGTTGTAGCCTATTCACCTGACCGAGATAAGGAAGCTAGAGCGCATGCAAGCTCCGCTCTTTTAGAAGATGGAAGAATTTACTACCCATCTGATAGAAAATGGGCTAAAGATTTAATAGACATTTGCGCCGCATTTCCTGCACACCCAAATGATGACGTGGTGGATACATGCACACAGGCGTGGTTGCGATTGAGAAAAGGATGGTTCGTTGGGCATAGTGAAGACCCTGAAGATGACGAGCCAGTACAAACACAGAGGATGACAATGTATGGCTGATCCAAATATTATACCTTTTGCTGAAGGTGCGCCAAGCGATGATCTAATGATTGAGGAACTCGCAGATGGCGATGTCCTAATAGGTGACCCTGAATTAGATATGATGGATGAAGTCGATACGGCTCAGTTTGATATAAATCTAGCCGAAGCAATGGACGACAAAGAACTTGCACGAAAAGCGCAGGAGTTAGTTGGCTATTACGAAAACGATGAGCAGGCTCGATCTGAGTGGAAGGAACGCTACAAGGAAGGTCTTAAAACTCTTGACCCTGATGGCGGAATGCAGGAGAGCGAAGAAGAGCGAGCAACTCGCGGTCTGTCTGTCGTTGTCCACCCACTAATTGCTGAAGCCGCTACACAATTTAACGCCAAGGCAATTGCAGAGCTGTACCCATCAGGTGGCCCAGTTAAATCGGTTATCGTTGGTAGCCCAGACGAAGAGCTAGAGGAGCAAGGTCGCAGAGTTCGTGAATTTATGAATTACCAGATCACACAGGAAATGCCTGAGTATTTCCCTGATCTAGACCAAATGCTATTTCACCTGCCACTAATCGGTCACACCTTCAAGAAGGTTTGGTGGAACGTAAACATGGATCGTCAATGCTCTGACTTTGTTAAGGCTGAAGACTTCGTGGTCGCTCCAGAGAGTAAAGACTTATATACGTCACCACGCTACACGCACATTATCCGTATGCCAAAGAACGACTTCAATCGTTACGTCCAGAATGGATATTACCTGCCAACCAAATATGCTGGCGGAGATTCACTAGATCCATCTGGAGATGTGATTGGTGAAATCGAAGGCGTTGATCAGTACGATGATAGCAATGACGATGTAATGACACTGCTTGAAATGCACGTCTATGATTTGTTTGATGGGCTAGATGGCGAATCAGAGAATGACGATGATCGAGATGATAATGCAGTAGCACTGCCATATGTCATCACAATCGACTATGACAATCAAAACATTGTAAGTATTCGACGCAACTGGAAACAGGAAGACGAGCTAAAGCAACGCAGAGATTGGTTTGTATCTTACAAGTTTTTACCCGGTTTAGGTTTCTACGGCTTCGGTCTTTACCACATGATCGGTGGATTAGGTAAGGCGGCGACAGGATCACTTCGTGCATTGCTAGATAGCGCCGCGTTCTCAAACATGCAGGGTGGCTTTAAGTTGCGTGGTCGTGTCCAAGGCGGAGACATGCAGATTAACCCCGGTGAGTTTGTAGATATCGACAGCACAGTTGACGACATCAATAAAGCTATTATGCCATTGCCGTTTAAAGAGCCAAGTGGATCTCTGTTTAATTTGCTAGGCTTTATGGTTGAAGCTGGTCAGAGATTTGCAAGTACAGCCGACTTAAACGTTGGCGATGTTAATCCAAATGCACCAGTTGGATCAACAGTTGCACTAATCGAGCAGGGATCAAAGGCATTTAGCGCGATACACAAGAGACTACACTACGCGCAAGGCCAAGAGTTTAAACTACTTGCGGCTCTAAATGCTGAGAATCTACCTGACGAATTTACTTTCTCACAGGCTGGAGCTTCAGATACAATATATCGATCTGACTTTAATGATCGAATTGACATCATACCAGTAAGCGATCCAAACATATTCTCGACAGCCCAGCGCATTGCACAGGCACAAGCTGTGTTAGAAATGTCACGATCTGCGCCACAGTTCCATAATTTATATAATGCATACAAGCGCATGTATGAGGCGCTCAGAATACCAAACATCGACGAAATCTTAGAGAAGCCAGCGGAAGCTGTGCAGATGGATCCAGTTGATGAAAACATGAGCGTTATGTATGGCAAGCCAATCCGCGCATTCCCAGAGCAGGATCACGATGCACACATTGCGGTTCACATGCAGTTTATGCAAGACCCATCACTGGCAGGCAATCCAGCGGCACAAAAAACAATGGCTCCAGTTCTTATTGCTCACATTGCTGAACACATTGCATTGCTATATCGACAGCGTATGGAAGAGGGCATCAATATGGAAATGCCTCCACTGCCAGACTTCAAAGATCCTAAGTTTAAGTTCAATGATGTTGACCCAGAGATGGATCGCTTGATTAGCCAACGTGCGGCTCAAGTTGTTCAGGCTTCACCGCAGATGAAACAGATCGAAGCTATGAAGGGCATGATGGGAGGCCAGCAAGGTCAAGGCCAAGGCAATCCACTGCAAATGGCAACTGAACTTGCTAAACTTGAAACCGAGGCACTCAAGGCTCGAACACAAGCACAAATTCAGGCGGATCAGGCCAAGGCTAAATCTAACATCGAGATCAAGCAGGCTGAAGCGCGACAGGACATGGAAATTGAAATGGCGAAGGCACAAGCTGACATGCAGGCTAAGATTGTTAAACTAGAGGCGGAACTACAGCTTGAGCGAGAGAAAAACGCGGCTAAGATACAAATGGAGGCAATGAAGAATGTACCCACCATCATATAATTTGCCACCTATTAATCCTGCGGCTTTTGGCGGATTACCGCAAGAAAGACCACAGGGTGCGCCCCCACCGAACTCCCAAGGTGGGGGTCAGCAACCACCAATGGATATGAACAAATACCTAATGGATAAAGTGGCTGAGATTAAACGGCGTATGGGTGGAGGAGATATGGGTGCGTTGAGTTCTATTGCATCAGCTATGCCACAAGCTCCAACAAATCCACAGCCACAACCACAGCCACAACCAATGAGGGCGTAATGAAAGAAGAATACAGACCCAACGCTTTGCTTGACGCTTATGCGGATATAGACCTTACAGAATTTAACCTGCCTTTTTCTGGTGGTATCAATTACACCACTAGCCCTGATGGCTCTAGGGCAGAGATTGATCTCAACAAGACATTTAAAGGTAGAATGGGTTCAGTCACGCCATCAATTGGTTACACTGACGAAAGAAATTTAGGTTCTTTTGGGAACGCTAATGTTGACGATAGCGCCAATACTATTCGTGTGGGTGTGGATGGCCAGACATCTATAGGGCCAGTTGATCTGCAAGGATCGGCAATGGGAACAAGAACAAGATCAAATAGAAATGTTACTGATGCCGCCACAGGCGCAAGCCTTTTTAATGATTCAAACGTGGGTACATTTACCAAGATAGCAATTGCTGGCCAGATGGGAATGTTTAATGCCTCTGCGTCCCGCGAAAAAAGGTCTGGCTATGAACCAGATTATTATGGCAGTGTTGGAATTAATGTTGGTAATAATTCTCGTTTGCAGTATTCTGACAGCAACAGAGGCGATCCCACGGTTAATTTTAATTACAATCGGAAGTTTTAATAATGAACAAACTTTTCTCAACTATGAATATTAAATCTCCAGTCTTTATGTGTTTTGGGGGTGAAGGTGCTACGTCAGGTGGTAGTTCTGGTGATGGCAATAGAGGGTCTAGCTCTAACGTATCATCGTTTGCTACGTCTAACAGCGTAGACTTATCACCTGATAATCGTGATGATCCGTATGTAAGAGATAGTAGTGGTAGCGCTGTTAGAGATGGTAACGGCAACCCAGTAATGACTGGTAGGGGAGTGCAGGCACGAACTAACCGTAATAACGATAACAGGGATTTAGCTACTCAAACACGGAATAGTCCTTTTGTGAATCCGACCACAATGGCATCTCAATTAAAGCCAGAAAGTCTTGAGCGTATTGCGAGAGAACGGACTTACAAAGCTCCTAATACGCAATCAAATTATTCTGACATTAAGGTTGATATATTAGGTCCATCGCCAATTAGCATGGAAAGAGATTTAGTAGGCGCGGCTCCTACTTCATCAATTAGCATGGAAAGAGATTTAGTAGGTGCGGCTCCTACTTCATCAATTGTAACTTCACCACGCCCACGAATGCGCCCATATAACTTAGGCGTCGATCCAGTATCTATGAATAGCGGTGTCGGCGTACTTGGTAATGTTGCTAACGCTCCTACATTTGCGACGAGTACAGCAGATTATACTGGCCTTGAGAGAACATATAATACACAGGCAGAGGAAACCGCTAACTTCTTTACACCGAATGATGGCGCGTCATACGTTCGTGGTCAGCTTGTCGATGATGCGACAGGTCAGCCAATAAGAGCTGGTGGCATGACATCTTCTAAACGTAAAATTGGTGGCTATATGGATGATGTGAAAAACAATCTTGAAAACTTCCGTGGCCTTGGTGGAGCGCCAATATTAAATTCAAGCAGAGAAACATTTGCCAATATGATAACACCGGGAGATAATGCCGCTTATGTAAATGGTCAGTTAATCAACACTTTAACTGGTGAATCTCTACAAGGTGGTGGTTATACTATTGACCCTGTGACTAAGAAAAAAGATTACATCTACGGCGTATCTGATGACTACAGCAACAACCTACAAGTTGATACAACTGGAATGACTGATATTGAGGCGCGATCCGCAATAGCAAATCAAGTAATGCGGAGAAACATTGCGCCGAGTGACTCAGCATATTTTGGGTCATTTATACCGAGTATAATCTCTCCAATGTTTGGCGGTAAAATGGGTGAGCAGATGTTGGAAGGTGGAATTAAAGGTAGAAATTCAATTGTAGATAAACATACTGCGGCTTTGGAAGCTGGAGCTAGGCCAGTATACAACGAAAAAAATGAGTACGTTGGATATGATGCAGGGCAAGGCACTGTAGATTATGATCTAAATAGTTATGAAAGACAATCTACACTTCCTACTGACCAAGATACTACTCGTATGGGTGGAGATGACGATATCAATGACCAAGTTCGGGAGGCGCGGCGGAACCCAAAAGGAAACCCAGAAGAAAACCCAGACGTAAATCCAGACGCAGAAGCAGACGCGTTGGCTATTTCCATTCAGAAATTTTATGCATCCCAGTTTTATAGAGATCTTATAGCTGATGATAGCAGTAGGCGTGGTATTCAGGATATGTATGATAGCGAGTATTTTGGTAGTGTTGGATCTAGTACATTTGGAAAAGCGCAAGATAGAGCATATGAAGCATTTTTAGCGGCTTGAAACAGAATAAAAATAATAGGAGGCTAACGCCATGAACGAAATGACAGACAACCCAGACTACCGATTGGTTATGGACTTTTTACAAAGTATTAACCCCGGTGATATGGATGAAGAATCCGCTGAACAACTTATGCAAATTGGTCAGCGCATCGAAGGTGGTGGACAACTTAGCGACCAAGAACGCGAGATGTTTATGAGCGTAGTTGGAGCAATGCCTGATATGCGAGCGCGAACTGGCGCGGCTATGACTGAAGCTGACCTGATGCCTGATATGCGAGCGCAGACTGGCGCGGCTATGACTGAAGCTGAGATGGAAGAATTGCGTATGCGAGAGTTCAATAGAAAACTTCAAAAAGAACAGCAATTCGCTTTCGATGCAAGGCAACGTCAGTTAGAATCTGGCAATCTTCCTACTGGCGAAGCGGCAGGTATGGTAGAAGTTCCACAAATGCAATCACCGCGCCCACGAATGCGTGGTAGCGTAGGAATGAGTCCATCACCACGAATGCGCCCAGATAACTTAGGAGGTTAATATGGCTGAAGTAAATGTAGAAAACATGGAAGAAAACGCAGACCTATTTATGGAAAAAATGGGCTTTGCACACACATCTGATGGCCTTGATATGAGTGACGAGCAGTTGGTTAATTTCCTACTGTTATGCCACCATACAATGGTAGGAATTGACGATGAAGATGGTATGTATGACGATGATGAAATGTACGAAGATGACAGTGAGATGATGGAAATGCCACACGGCAAAGACATTAAAGTCAAGGTTATGTCAGGCGGAAACGTACATGAGATGATGAATAAACTTCTAGGAGGTTAA